GAACAGGACCCCGCTTGCGGCCCGTGAATTTATCAATTACGCTTTGGAGGTAGACCGGGCCGGAAATGTCAAGCAACGGTTCCCGGATAAGGACAATCATAGCATTGACGCCGCGCGCTACGCGCTCGAAGACGACATGGTTCGGAAGAAAGCAGGAATTTGGGGGCGGTGATTATGGCGGTCACAGAAGTTCAGGAACAGGTGCAGGCCGAGGTTCTCCGTGTCTTGTCGTCGATCAGTGATCGGATGGCTCTTGCCGCCAAAACAGGGGTAGCGTTTGGTGGCGCTCGGGATTATTACAGCATTCTCGGGTATCAGCGCAAAATCGAGTTCGAGGATTACTACGGCAAATACGATCGTCAGGACATCGCCGGACGCATCGTGGAATCCCCAGCTTTGACCACGTGGCGCAAACCGCCGCTCGTGTACGAGACCGAGGATACGGAAAACTTGACCCCATTCGAGGAAGCCTGGAACAAGCTTTTGAAGCGGCATCGGATCTGGCATTATTTTCAGCGCGTGGACATTTTGGCCGGGATCGGTCGGTATGGCGTTCTGCTGATCGGGTTCAGGGACGGCGATCTCGCTTCTCCGGTCAAGCCAGGACAATTTAAGGGTGTGGACGATCTCTTGTACCTCGCCGTCTATCATGAGGGGTCGGCGAAAATCGAGCGTTTTGTAACTGACCCGACGAACCCCCGGTTCGGTCTTCCTGAATACTACAAGATCGACTTGTCCGGGTCACTGAAAAGGCAAGCCAATTCAGGGGCCGGAGATTTGGCGGCAGGGTCTCAACTTGTTCACTGGACCCGAGTTATTCACGTTGCCGAAGGCCTTGAAGAAGATGAAGTTTTTGGTCGGCCTCGGCTCCGGCGGGTGTACAATCTCCTGGACGATCTGCAGAAAGTGGTCGGCGCATCTGCGGAGATGTTTTGGCAGGGTGCCTATCGCGGGCCTGTTGTCTCGACCAAGGACGACTTCACCATAGACAAGACCAATGCTGACCAGATCGCCCAGGAAATTGAGGAATACGTCCACGGTCTCCGGCGCATTATGAGACTTCACGGATTGGAGGCCCAGTTCCCGCCCGGAAATGTCCCGGACCCGTCCCGGATTTTTGATGTGATCATGACGCTGATCGCATCCGTGACCGGAATCCCGAAACGGATCTTAATGGGCTCGGAGCGCGGCGAACTTGCCAGTACGCAGGACGAGGACAACTGGCTCGGGCGCATCGCCGAACGACAGGTTCAGTTTGCCGAGCCCGTAATCCTGCGGCAGTTTATCGACCGCCTAATCTGGGCCGGGGTATTGCCGCAGGTTCAGGATGAGGAACGGGGCTATCAGGTCGAGTGGCCGTCATTGTTCGTGCTGTCCGAAAAAGAGCAGGCCGAGATCAATCGGATCAAGGCAGAAACGGCCCGGGTGCTGGCCCCGGATGGTCGGGTTGAATTGCTTATTCCGCGCCAGGAGGCCCGGAAGGTGTTCTTGGATCTGGACGCGGTCCCGGTGGGTGGTCTCCCTGAAAACAAGGTGCTTCAGCTTAATGAATGGGAGCTTGAGTCTCGGCTCGGCATCATTTCCCGGCGCGAGATGCTCCGCCAGCGCGGTTTCTCGGAGGACGAGATTGACCGGATCTTGCTGGAGGTTGAGGAAGACCGGGATATTCAGGGATTCGGAATTCGTCGTCTCGAAAATCTCCTGAACCCACCGTCCGGTGAGTTTGGTCAGGAGACCGGGGATGAGTCCCAGGAAGAGTCCGAGAATCCCGAAACCGAGAAGACCGAAGAGGAGTCCGTCGAGCAATGATTAGCGTCCACCGTTCCCGGCTCTCGAAGCGTGATCTGTCCCGTATTCAGAGACTGCAGGCGGAGATGGCCCGGCGTGCCGCCATTGAGACCGAGCTTCGCCTTGCTGACCTTATGCGGGAGTACGACGCGTTCTTAGCCGAGCTCGAACCGATCCGGCAGGAGATGTTGAACCTCGCCGAGGCCGGGAACATAGATGATGCCGCCCGGAAAGCCGACGAGCTTGGCAGGAAGGTCATCGCATGGTTGCTCCAGCGCGGTGAGCGGGAATCAGCGTTGATTCAGGAAATTATTCAGGAGGCCGCGATTCTGGGAGCCCAGGCGGCAGACCTTCCTGCCAGTTATGTTCGGAATCCTACCGGGTCCTTGAATGAAGCTATTGAAGAGCTTGACCCTCGCCCGGCGGCTTCTGTGATCACGAACCAGGACGCCCCGGACGACCCGCGCTGGTTTTACAATGTCGTAGGCCAGCAGGTCAAAGACGCAATTTGGAAGCGGGTGTACGAGGACGGGCTGAACCTGTCTCAACGGTTACATACCCGTCTCGCCCAACATGCCCAGGAGCTTAATCAGATCATCGTCCGGGGCGTCCAGTCTGGTCGGGCCGCGGTCCAGCTTGCTCGGGAGATTCAGGCCCTGGACATTACGGACCCGCGCTTGCCAAAGTACCTAAAACGACTGGTCGATTTGGTCCGGGGCACACCCGCCGAGAAGTTGGTCAAGGAAATTGAAAAATCCATCCCTGAAATGATGAAGCGCAAGCCAGGTCCGCTCGGGATCCGTGGTCCGTCTAAGAAGCTGATCCAGGCCGTTGCTTCAGGGAGTCTCGAACGGGTGGATAAAGCTGTTCAGTATTTTCTGGAACGGAAAGCGCGCTACCATGCCATCGTGATCGCCCGGACCGAGACCCAGAACGCATATCGGGCAGGACACGTCGCCAAGGCTCTGGAGACTCCATACGTTATCGGGATCCGGTGGCACTTGTCCGGGTCTCATGTTGAACGGAAACGTCCCTGCGGGTGCGAGGAGTTGGCGAACGCCGATCTGTATGGTCTGGGCAAGGGTGTGTACCCGCCAGACAAACTTCCTGAACGCCCGCATCCGAATTGCATGTGCTACTTTACGGATGTCATAGACATGGACCGTCTTTTGGCACTGGCTCCCATCGATAGTCTGCCACGTTGATTTCGAGTCCGAAAAGAAAGTTCGATTTCATGCGGGATTGACGTTCCTTCGCCCCGAAAAATCCTGTAAAACTAGAATTAGGAATTTGTAGGCTACGGAGAGATTGGGATGCCGCTTCCGAAGCCTAAGGGCGACGAAACGAAGGATCAGTTCATTGAACGGTGCATGGGCGACGAGACCATGCGGTCCGAGTTTCCGGACGAGGACCAGCGCTACGCTATTTGCCACGCCCAATGGGAGCGCCCGAAGGACAACGCCGCCGATCACGAGATTGAAAGCCATCGTTTCGTGACTTTGAAGTCTTCCGTGGGCGGCGTTCGCCGAGAGACGGTCGGCGGCCGGGAGTATCTCGTTGTCCCGACCGTAGCTATTGTTCAGGGAGTGCTTAATGGTGAATTGGCTCTCGCCGAGGAATTCGGGGCGCAGGTTGCGGCGTGGAATGGGCGCCCGGTGGTCTATCGCCATCCGTATTATCGTGGTGTCCCTATTAGTGCCAACTCCTCGCCGCAGGTCGCCGCGGCGTACCAGATCGGGACGATTTATAACGCTCAACTAGACGGCGACCGCTTGAAAGCCGAGATGTGGATCGATCTTGAAAAGGTCCGGAACATGAGCGAGGAGGTGCAGGCCCGTGTAAGAGCGATGGAACGCGGTGAACCCGTTGAAGTCAGTACCGGGTATTTCGCCGTTTTGGAGCGGAGTTCCGGAACGTACAACGGGCGACCGTATTATGCCATCCAGCGGCGCATCGTCCCGGACCATCTGGCCGTCCTCCCTGCCGACGAGATCGGGGCGTGCAGTTGGGCCGATGGTTGCGGGGCTCCTCGGGTAGCGCACCGGAGGAATCACGAAACGAAAGGTGGTGAGATGGTGGCGTTGTCCGGTCCGGGTAGGGTCAAAGCCGTGCTCATGTCGGCGATGCGGGCTCTCGGTTTGACCACGAACGAGATGAGCCATGCTGACATCCGGGATTCCCTGTATCGGGCGTTGACCAATGCACTCCCGAAGGATACGTATGTGTTTGTTCGGGACGTGTATGATGATTACGTCGTCTACGAAGTTGGTGATCTCACCGGAAACGAGCGGATTCTGAAGCGGTCGTACACCATCGATCAGAATGGGAATGTGATTCTCGGCGACGATGAGACCGAGGTCCGTCCCGAAACAAACTATGTTGAGGTCACGCCGCCGGAGGATCAGCAGTCCCAGCAGACCACGGTCACGAATCGGCAAATCACCAAGTCCCAGGAGGACGTGGCTGTTTCTGGGACTGTGATTGTGAACTCTTGCGGGTGCAACAAGCGCTCGGCAGTGAACAACGAAAAGAAGGAGGTCGAGAACGTGAAGAAGCAGGAGCTTATCAATACTCTGATCGCCAACACCGCTACCAAGTGGACGGAGGCAGATCGGGCGGTGCTGGAGCAGTTGGACGAAGCCGTCCTTGAAAAGATGCTCCCGGTCCAGACCGAGCCCGCCCCGGCTGTGAACGAGGCGAAGACGCCGGAGGACGTTATCGCCAATATCTCGGACCCGCAGTTGCGGGCGGTGTTTGATCGCCTGATCCGGCAGGCCCGGGAGCGTCGGAACCAGATGATTTCGGAGCTCACTGCCAATAGCCGTTGCCGTTTCCCGAAGGAGCGGTTGGAGGCCATGAGCGATGATGACCTGGAGGCTCTCTACGAGTCCCTGAAGCCGGAGGACTATTCCGGACGGCCCGCCCCGCGGCTTGCCGCGAACGCGGCTGATGAGGATCGGATCCCGCCGCCGCCTGCGGTATTGTTGGCGAAGAGCCAGTAATTTTCAAGGAAGGAAGGTGAACAACGATGCCTGTTGTGGAGAAGCCCAAAACTGTATTGTTGAAGGGTTCGCCGCTTCGCAAGGAGGCCGAGGCCGGGGCGCCGATCACGCCCGGGATGTTGCTCAAGTTCGGCGCGAACGACACGGTTGTTCCACATGACGTTGCGGGCGGCAACGCCAGGAAAGCTTTTGCCCTGGAGTGGGACCCGGCGAAGGAAATCGATGACCCCTACGCGGTCGGGGATCAGGTCATGTATGCGATTTTCCGGCCCGGCGAGGAGGTCTATGCACTGTTGGCCGCGGGTGAGAACGTGTCCAAGGGTGACGCCCTTGAGTCTGCTGGGGATGGTTCCTTGCGGAAGCACACCCCGCCCACCGTTGGCGGCGAGGCCGTCAACATTGCGGCAATCGTCGGTTTTGCTCTCGAAACTGTGAATAACTCCGGCGGCACTGGTCCCGTCCGGATCCGGGTGGAGGTGGCATAAGTGATGTCGATGACGGCTGTGCAGTCTGCTCCTGCTGTGTTTCTGAACAGCGGGAGCCGGGCGAAATTGCTGGCCGCGAACAACTGGGACGTCTCGGTCCTCCGGACGAATGCTCTGCTCCGGAAGGATGAGTGGGTCCGGTTGGACGAAGCTGTCGTCCGGGTTGCCCGTCAGCGTCTCGCTATTGTGGAGACGCTTCGGAACCGGGGTCTGGTGTACCCGGCGGGCAATCTCGGGACCTTGCTCGTTGAGTGGCAGAGGCTCTCGGACTTCACCGAGGCGAATCAGGATATGGGTCTGGAGACCCGCGGCGAGAAGGACCGCCCGACCTGGGATCTGGTCGCGGTGCCCATCCCGATCACGCACAAGGAGTTCGAGGTCAACATTCGGCATCTCGAGGCTTCCCGTCAGCGTGGCGCGGCTTTGGACACCACGATGGGCGAACTGGCCGCGGCGGTTGTCGCCGAGAAGCTGGAAGACACCGTTCTTAACGGCTCCAAGGTGAAGGTCGGTGGTGCCCAGGCTTACGGGTTCAGGAATTTCCCGGATCGTGTGACTGGGACGATCTCGGACTGGACTGACCCTGATGTCACGGGCAACGATATTTTGCAGGACGTCCTGAAGATGGTGAAGGCTCTCGAGGACGTCCGGCACTACGGACCGTTCCACCTGTTCTTGGGCACGGCGTACAACGCCCGGCTTCGGGACGATTTTAAGACGTATGGGGACAAAACGATCCGGGACCGGATTCTGGAAGTGGATGCTATTGAGGGCATTACCACTTCGGCCCTGATCCCGGACGGCGAGGTCATCATTGTGCAGTTGACATCGGATGTCGTGGACCTTGCGGTCATTCAGGACATTACCACGGTCGAATGGGCCGAGATGGGCGGTTTCATCACGCAGTTCGTGGTGTTTGCCGCTATGGCCCCGCGGCTGAAGAGCGATCGCAAGGGCCAGTGCGGGATCGGTCACTTCACCGCCGCGTAAGGGGGTTGTGGCCGATGGCTCCGCGGCTGTACCGATTGAAGCACGGCATGCACATCCGGCGCGAGGACGGACGTTACGTCATCTATCATGCTGGTGACACGTTCGTCCCGACCGATCGTGAACTTGTCGTGTTCCGGGACAAGCTGGAGCCCGTCCCCGAACCCGAACTTGTCAAGGATGACCCGGTTCGGGAGGAGGTTGTCGAGGCGACGGTGACGACGGAGATCAAACCTCGTCGCCGTCGCCGGACACCTGTTGATTCGGAGGGTGAGTGATTTTGGGACAGGCGACCTATGATCTCAATACTCCGATCGGACAGGTCCGGTTTTTCATTCCGGATACTGATACGTCTCGTCCGATTTTTTCGGATGAGGAGATCGAGTTTGCTTTGTCCCAGAATCGCATGAATCCGAAACTGGCGGCCGCGACTTGTCTCCGAGTCCTGGCCGGGGATCCTCGCCGGGTCAGCCAGTACAACCGAGGCGGCGTCGGGGCCGGGTACACGTCCGCTACCGACATCCTGGCGCGGGCGGACCAACTCGAACGGGAGGCTAAGGGGACCCGAATTGCTTCGCTCGAGGTGTTGTGAAGGTGCCGATGATTTTCGCCCCCGGATGGAGTCACGAAATTCTAACTGACCAATACTCCGTTATGGTGGACATTTACGCATTGGTGCCGCCATCCGAGCCGAAGGATGATCGCGGGAATCCGAACCCTCCCGTTATGCAGTATTACGCCCGGGACGAACGGGCGGACTTGCAACCTAGGGGCGGGACCCAGAGGGCGTTCCAGTCAGGGACCGCTTACGAATCGACCCACGTCCTGTTTGTCCGGCGTTTGCCGATTGTGCCTCCTGCTGGGGCCAAGGTGGACGTGAAAGACGAGGCCGGGAACGTGGTCAGGCAGTTTGAGGCCGTGTTTGTGGCCGATTGGGGACCGCACCTGGAGATCGACTTGAAGGCGGTGCAGGGATGATCCGGGCGTCCGGAGAATTAGAGGGTCTGGAAGATGCGATGCAGGCTTTAGCTACAATGGTTCGGGTTCAGGAACAGAAACTCCGGGATGCTGTTGAGTATGTTCTTCGCGAAATGCGGGACTACGCCCGGAGAAACGCTCCGTTTCGGGACCGGACCGGGAACCTGCGGAATAGCATCGATTACGAAATGGACCCTCCTCCTGCCGCCGCTGGACATCTGATTGCAGGTATGGAGTATGCGATCTGGGTCGAGGTCCGAGAAGGATATTGGGTCTTGTCCGGGGCGATCGATTTCTTCGCCCCGCTCATTGACCGCCTTTTCGAGGGCCGGATCCGGATCGAGCAACCGGATCTTGATGCCGAGGTCCGGAGAGCCCGGGCGTACTATCGTCAGCTTAGGAGGACGTCCGAATGACGGTTTTGCCGATGGTCAATTTGGACGACGTTCTAAGCACCTTCTATGCCCGGCTCAATCGTGACCCTGAATTCCGGGGCATGGTGAGGAGCATCACCAAGGGTCGGACGCGTCCGGCACCACCGCCGGGCAAAAACCGTCCCGAAAATCCGTCTTGTACGGTGTTTCTTCTCACCGCCCCGATGGACCCTGAAACCGGGCGGTATACGGCAACCATCATTGTCAATGTTTTCGTGGACGCCCATCCGTCCGGCGAAGAGGACATTTTGACGATGGGCCGGATTGCCCGAAGAATTCAGGAATTGTTTAATAGGGCGCACCTTCCCGATCACCCGGCGGGACAGATTTCGGAACCCGGTATTATTTTTGATTCGATCCATGTCCGGGAACCGCTGTTTTTGCCGGGTGACGCCGAGGGTGAACATACGGTCAGCATTTACCTGACCGTGAATTTTAGAGCAGAGGAGGTTTGAGCCGTGGCGGGAGAGCAGTACGATTTGGGTGTAGCTATTTGGGATATGGGTGGTCCTGATGAGCTTATTATTGGGACTACTCAAATCAAAACCAAGGGTGGTTTGACGGCGACTATCGAGGAGACGGTCTGGACGCCGACCTATGACCAGACTGGCGAGGCTCCGGTAGATGTGATCAAAACCGGGGAGCGTGGCGAGGTCACGGTTAACATGGCGAGCTTCCTGCTGGAAGCCTTTGCCAAGATCTTCCCGGCGGCCCGGATGATCACGGATCCCTCCGACCCGAACAAGAAAAAGGTCGTTTTTGGCGGCAAGATCGGCGAGAGCCTGCTTCCCTATGCTCGGAAGCTGGTCATCCGGCCGCTGACCAAGTTCAATGGGTCGGACCCGGACCTGGGCGACGCTTCGCAGGACATCGTGTTCCTGAAGGCCATCCCCAGGGCGAATTTCCAGATCAACTTCGCACCGAACACCGAGCGGGTTTACCCGATCGTGTTCACAGCGATTCACGATCCGGAGACCGAGGCTATCGTTGTGTTCGGCGACGAGTCCGCGACGGAGGGCTAACGCGGGCTCGTTTAGGGATATTGGGAGGGCGGTGTCGAACCGCCCTCCCTCCCCAGCATTTCAGGGAGGGATAGCATGAACGAGACACGGTCACTTCCAAACGTGATTCAGGTTACGGTCAATGCCGGGACGCCGGACGAAAAGATCGTTGAGGTTCGCAAACTCCCGCTTGGGCGCGCGGCCCAGCTTGGTATCGTTATCCGTCGGCTGATCAAGAAGATTACGGAGCTTCAGGACCGGGAAGGCATTAAGGAACTCTTTGCTTCCGGGCAGATGGACGATCTCCCTCTGACGGAGGTTGTCCTGCGGGTTATGGACTATATCCCGGAAGTTTTAGAAGTTGCGGCTGATGTTTTCATCGATCTGCTTCACGTCGGCACCGGGCTTTCCCGGAAGGAGCTCGAGGAGAAGATCGGTTTGGACGACGCCGCGGCTTTGTTCGCCGCTGTTGTTACCGTGAACAATCTGGAGGCGATTCAAAATCACGTAAAAAACGCCCTGACCCGTCTCGGTCTGGCGAAGCAGGCGGCTCCGGTTCAGGAAACCGGGACGGAGACCGGGACGGAGTAACTCCGGGCTGGCTTCAGGACATCATCGATACGTTTGCTCATGAGTATGGATGGTCCAAATCCGTAATTTTGGAGGAGATCTATCCGGAAGAAGTTCCGCTCCTGTACGAGCGGATCAAGCGGAGGCATCGAGATCGTCTAGCTGAAAAACTTTCGGAATGGGAAATGCTCCTGTCGATCACCCTCGCTCCCTGGGCACCGAATGGTGCCGCGGTAGTAAGCGAGAGGATCGATGAGATTCGGCGGTCCATTCTTGGACCATCGCCGAGAGAGATTCAGGAGCTCGAGCTTCATCGGCAATTCGCCGAACTTAACAAACGACTGCAGAAAAACGAGGGGGCGGGCTAAGTGGCCGTTACTCTCGGTCAACTACGGTATCGAATCGAGGCGACCGATACCGGATTTCGGCAAACGATCCAAAATGTCTCGGCCCGCCTCGATTCTTTGCATCAGCGGGTCCGGGCGGGTCTTTCGGTATGGAGATCCTGGAGTCTTGCTATCACCGCGGCAGGGACGGCGGCGGCGATAGCGCTCCGGCGGATTTCGGATGAGACCGCCCGGACTGCTGTTATGGTGGATCGCTTTTCGAAGCAAACGGGCATCGCCACGTCGCAGATTCAGGCTCTCGGATATGCCGCTTCCCAGGAGCACGCGAGCCTTGAAATTCTGGGACAGGCTCTTGTCCGGCTGACCCGGCGTACTGCCGAAGCCGCGGCCGGGAACCGGGCTTATGCGGATTCGTTCCGGCGAATGGGGATTGAAATTCGGAATGCTGACGGGACCATTCGCCGGACGGATGAGATTCTGTTGGACATTGTCTCGGCGTTCGAGGGTATTGCTGATGAGGGCGAACGCGCTCGGATTGCGTTCAATCTCATGGGCGATGCCGGGTATGCTTTGCTTCCGTTTTTGTCTCTGGGCCGTCAGGAGATTGAACGGCTCATGCAAGAGGCCCGCGACCTGGGTATTATCATCGCCCGCGAAAACATCCAGCGTTTCGTACAGTATGACGCTGTAATGACCCGTTGGCGGGCTACGCTTACGGGACTTAGGAATGACATTGCTATTGCCACGATCCCAGTTTTTAATGTGCTCATGGACCGGGTCGTTGATGGCGTGCGATGGTTCGGCGAATGGATCAGGGAGAATCGGGTTTTCGTCGCCCAAATGACTTTGGCGACCGGGGGCGTCATGGCTTTCGTATTTGGTCTGCGCCTCCTGACTTCAGGGATTACTGTTGCGATCCGTGGTCTCGGTTTGCTGGCGACCATCCTCGGGTTCTTGACTTCGCCGATCGGTTTGGTCATTACGACCTTGGGTTTACTGTACGTTGCCTGGGAGAAAAACTGGCTTGGGATTCAGGACAAAACCCAGGCGGCTGTCGATTTTATTCGGGATCAGTGGGACCGTCTCGTTCAGTGGTGGGATAGCACTACGATCGGCAAGGCGATCAACGAGTGGTGGGAAAAGGTTCAGGAAATTTGGGAAGACGAGAAGTTGACCTTGAAAGAAAAGACCATCGAGACCCTGAACCTGATCCCCGGGGTGAATTTGCTCAAAGACTTTGCCCAGAAGGTCGCGGAGATCTGGACGGACGAAGATATTCCGTTCGGGGAAAAAGTCATTGAGACTCTGAACCTCATTCCCGGTATTCGGTCCCTCGTGGCCTTTGCCCAGAAGGTCGCGGCGATCTGGGACGATGAGACGATCCCATTTGAGCAAAAGGTTATTGAGACCCTGAACCTCGTCCCTGGATACAACGCTCTGAAGGATTTCATTGATAAGGTCAAGTCAATCTGGGACGACGAGACGCTGACCCTGAAAGAAAAGACCATCGAGACGTTCCGGCTGATTCCCGGCGTGGCATGGTTGCAAGATTTCACCAATCGGATCCAGAAAGAATGGGAAGACGCGGGAGACTTGCCGCTCGGCGAGAAGCTGGCGCGGATCGCTCGGCTTATTCCGGGTGTTGATACCATTGATAAGTTGATCGAAGAGATCCGGGAAATCTGGGCTCGGAAAGACTTGAACTTGGGCCAAAAAGTGGTTGAAACCTTTAAGGTCATCGCCGAACGGGTCGATTTGGAGGCCGAGGACGTCGCCATCGCTCTCGGTGCCGCCATCACCTTGCCGTATATCTTGCAAAAACTGGCGGACGCTCTCCGGCTTGTTCCGGGGATCATTGCCGTTCTGAATCGGGGCAATGTCCTGAAGTTGACCATCGCCGGGGTGACGCTAGCTCTTGGGATCGGTTTGTGGGAGTTTGCCAATGAGGACCCGGAGGCCCGGCAGAATATCCTGAACCGGATTAACGAAATCCTTCAGGGACTTCTGCCGGATTCGATCGCCGTCCCGTTGGGAGCCACCATCCGGTTTACGCTCGAACTGACCGGGCGGCTGTATGATGCGATCAGAACCGGGTTCCAGACTGGTGATTGGTCCGAGGTGTTCGGTGTTGCTGGTGACATTTGGCGAGCCGGGGCTACGCTTTGGGTATCTTTGCAGTTGGCCTCGCAATCGTTCACCGCGATCCTGAACGCAATTCGAACTGGGCTAGGACTGCTCCCGGTGGCCTCGTTCACCGGGCTTCTGACGACCCGGAATTTGGTCGGGATCATGAGTGTCGGCGTTGCGTTCATCCAGGCTATGCAGGAGGGTGACTGGGTATCGTTCGCCGCCGATGCTGTTGCCGCCCTTCTGGCCGGGTTCGCCGCGGCCGGGTTGACGGGCAATCTCAATGCCGGGGTGTTGGTGTTCACGATCGCCTTTAATCTGCGTCTCGGTAGCCGGATCATGGATGAGGTCCGGGAATTTGTTGAGGGCGTCCGGAACATCGGCACTGAAGAGGGCCAGATTTCCCGGTTGGAGACCGAGGCTAGGATGATCGAGGCCCGGCTCCGTGGTGAGCAGGGTCTGGTCGGTGATGTCGAACGGGAGATCCTACAAAATCGCCTTACCGAGATCGAATCCGAAATCCGGCGTCTCCGTGATGCTGGTGACGGGACCCGGGCCGTCATGGAGGACCTGGGCGAATCGTTCCGGAATACGGCGATGGCGGCAGGAGCGGCCGATTCCAGGCTTGCCGATCTCGGACGCCAGTATGTCCATATCAGCGGCGAGTCCGAACGGGCGGCGGCTGTGGTTCGGGAATTCCAGGAGGCCTTGCAAGAGCAGTCCAGGGAAATCGCCCAGTCCATGTCCGTTTCGGATCTCGTCGTCAACTCGATTATTGCCGGGAATCCGCATCTGCGCCAGCACCGGGACATCCTTTTGGACATGGCCCGGCGTCTGGTCGAGATTGGCGAGGCCAAGGGCGCTCCGTTGACGTTTCAGGAACTTGCCGAGGTTATGGCTCTCCTGTTGTCCGAGAGCTCTACCGTTCTCGACAACATGAAGGCGATGGAGAATCCGCTCCGGGTCACGTCCGCAGGGTTCGCCGAGCTAAACCGCCAGGGTATCGAGTTGGTCAACACGACGGATGGGCTAAACCGCAACTTGGAGGCCGGGCTTGAATTGTTCCGGGCATACAAGCGGGAGTTCGGGGACCCGTCCCTGGCCGCGGGTGCCTATTTGTTCCCGTCGTTCGCCCGACGTGGCGAGTGGGATCGCCCGTTTATGGGCGGCGGTGATGTTACTGGTATGACAGCCGCGGAAAAGGCCCGGCGGTATTCGATTATCTTGGAGTCCATCTTGCAGGGTATGCAGGAAGGCGGGATTGTCCCTGACATGCCAATTTCTGGGGACTGGTTCCCGGCCCTGCTCTCATCCGAGGAAGCCGTCATTCCGGCAAGTGTTTGGAAGAAGGGTATCCTGGCGATTGCCGAATGGTTCCGTAAGCACGGTGTTCCGGGATTCCAGCAGGGCAAGCCGCCAGAAGTTCCGATCACGTTTGACGTGACGGCGTTCGAGGAAGAGGAGCGCCGTTTGGCCGAAATCGATGTTCAGGTTCGGGCGCAGACCCGGTCGATTTTGTCGATTTTCAGGGACCTGTTCGTCCGGCTGTTCACGGCGATCCGGCAGGTCATTCGGGAAAATTATCCGGAACTGGCCGAGTTCATCGATCGACTCGAAGCCGATATCATTGCGGCCTTGAACGCGGTGGACGAACAGATTGAGGAAATGTTCGAGCTCATGACCACTGGGTTCAATAACGTGAACGCCATCGCTCAACAGTGGACCGAGCAATTTATTCGGAGCCTGTCGGATGCCATCGCTTACGGCAGGGACCTGTACGACGTGTTCGACAATTTCCTCCGGATGTTGGCTTCCCGGTTTATCGAGACCCGGATTTTGACGCCGCTCCTAGGCCGGATTTTCCCGGATATTCTTTCGGGACTGCCGTTGTTCCACTCCGGCGGTTTGGTCCTTGGTGGCGGGTACGGGGCTCTGGTCATGCATAACGGCGGTATTATTCCTGGACTTCGTCCGGACGAGCGGTTGATTGTGGCCCAGACCGGGGAGCGGGTCTTGTCCCGGATGCAGAATGTTTTGTTCGAGCGCATGATTAGCGAGGACGATAGCCGGGAAGATCGGGCTCCGGTCAACGTGAACATGGTCATTCAGGCGGTGGACGCCGCTAGCTTTGCGGAACTCGTTCGGCGCAATCCCGAGGCCGTGAAGGTGGTTGTGGTCAACGATGTCTTGAACAACGGTGAAATTCGCCGGGTCATTCAGACCGTAGCTAGGGGAGGTTGAGATAGTAGGTATGGCAACGGCTGTTCAGGTTGAGGGGTCTAAGCCAGTGTTCGTTTGGCCCGTCGATCCGTCACGGATCGAAGAAACCGTAACGTTCAGGACATTGATCACCACGTTCGAGACCGGGCGTGAACAGCGTCGGTCCAAAGGATTGCCCCGGCGTCAATGGAAGGTTCGGATTCGTCGAGACCAGGAGACTGCGGCCCAGGTATGGCAATTTTACCTGGAGCGCAGGGGTCCGGTCGAGGCGTTTCTCTGGGTGCATCCAGTGACGGGCGAGACGGTCCAGGTTCGGTTTGCCGAAAAGCTCTCCCGGCAAGCGTTTTGGAACCGGGTATTCAATATCGGGATTGAATTTATCGAGGACAAGCCGGGCGGACTGTTGCCGATCGGGACCGTGTCTTCCGAAAAAGCGGTGTTCGACGTCCCATGTGATCGGTCCCAGATTGATGAGGAGCTCATTTCCAATGCAATTATCAGTGATTTTGATGTTGGTCCAGAACACCGTCGGGAGCGCGGCTCAATCCGGCGTCGGTGGACGCTCCGGTTCCGCAAGGGACAAGTGGACGCCGAGACGATTTGGAATTTCTACGTTGCCCGGAAGGGATCGTTCGAGTCCTTTTTGTGGACGAACCCGCTTGACGGGCGGACGTACACGGTGCGCTTTGAGCAGGATAACCTGACCCGAACTGTACTCTGGAGAGCGGTATACGAAACTGGGTTGTCTCTGATCGAGGTGGTGGACGAATGAGGCATCTCAATCCGGCGACCGCGGTTGAGAAGGACAAGGCCCAAAACAGGCCCGTCGAATTGTACCAGATCTACCTGGATGAGACCACCTTGTATCTCGCCGCTTTTGACGCGGACATTGAATTTTTCAACGAAGCCGGAGCTCCCGCTCGGTATTACGCTTCAGGGATTCGCCGAACACCCATTCGGGCGAACGTGGAATCCAAAGTGGACGAATGTACCGTGATGCTGGCGAACGTAAGCCGGGAGTTAAGCGCCCTGTTTGCCCATACCGAATTTATCGGTCGGCGTATGAAAATTATTAAGGTGTTCCTGGATCTGCTCCATGACCCGGACCATGCTGTAACCGTATTTGATGGTATTATGGATGCTCCGAGCCTGGACGAAAAAGCGATGCAGGTCAAGGTCCTAAGCCGCTTGGACACCCTTGGGATCATCACGCCGCGACGGCGTTATAGAAAACTATGCAATTGGAAATTCGGCTCTCCGGAGTGCGGCGTCAATCTCGCTTCAGTAACCGTGACCGGGGTCGTTTCTGGGATCGGTCCGAACGGTATGACCTTGACGCTTTCCGGGAGGTCCGAGCCTGCCGGGTATTATGAGGATGGCGTCCTAACCATCGGCAGGGAGTCCCGAATTGTCATAGCAAGTAACGGGTCCACGATCACGGTCGATTTTCCATTTACGGAGGCGAAGGNCGGTGATTCGTACACCCTCCGCAGGGGTTGCGACCGGACCTATGACCGTTCCTGCGTCGGGCGATTCAATAATGGGGCTAGGTTCGGTGGTTTTCTGTCCATCCCAACATCAGATTGACGAAGCAGTTGCCCGGTTCGTCGGCGTGCCATATCGGCATAATGGCCGTGACATGGACGGGCTGGATTGCCTAGGTCTTGTTGTCCTGTTTTATCGTCATTTCGGGATCGAAATCCCGGACGGCGACGGTGAACCTATTCAGAAAAATTGGTGGGTCTGGGATCCGGAGCGGTACATTCGGGGGATTCTCCGGCAGGGGCGTCCGGCGGACGAACCGCTTCGGGCTCTCGATCTCGTTTATTTTGCGATGAAGCCTGGAATTGTGTCCCATGCGGGTGTTATGATCGACACAGAGCGTTTTATTCACGTTTTGGANGATCATCCGGTGATGGTCTCTAGGTTAGGTAGTTGGTGGAGACGACGTTTTGCCGGGGCTAGGAGGTTGATCTGATTAATGGGAGTGGCGACTGTTATTG